TTGTTAAGTCTCTTCTTTTTTTTTTCCTGCTTCCCTGCAGGCTTTTAGCCAGTCCGGGAATTTGGCATACGACATGGCATCGGTCAACTTCATATTCTCTGCTTTGCTGGCCTTTAGCAATGCCTCTTCAAGATCAACATATTTGAAGAATACCTTCTCCCCATTCTTTAACAAGTGCCACGCTGCTGCACCGTAAGCCAGTCCTGTGATCTGCTTATCGATATCCAATTTTGAGAACTCTTCCGGTCCCATGTCAAAATGATCATAAGCTATCAGCCACGCCTTCCATTCGTAGGTAAAGCCCACCTTAAAGCGCCAAGGAACCCTTTTGAATTTAAGGCTTATCTCTGTCTGCCACTTTTCCATTATGCCCCAACTGTTCCTGTCGTCGGTTCACCCGATACGATAACATCAACGGTATAACTGGCAAGATCATCATGAGGTCCTTCGATATGCACCCTGCGGATATAAGCATCTGCGGAATAATATCTACTGCCGGTTTCTGTGTTGCCGTACTTAGCTGTGAATTTAGTCCCGCCTTTCAATAGATCAAAAGCATCATCAAAGCTTTTATTATCCCCAGCGACAGGATCATAAAGACCGTCAACGCTGAATTCCATGCCCTTGAACAGTGGGATAACTTCCTTCCACTGATTTGTTGATGCTCCAGTTGTAGCATCGCCCATATCAGCCTCTGCATCCATGCTCTGACTGCGATAACCGACAAGGGTCTTGCTATCGAACTGTAATAGAATTTTGTAACCTGGTACTTTCATCTCTATAAATATTAATTATTGATAACTATCTGCTGTTAACAGAATTACATAAAGTATTGCCGCATCGCTGCTCCCGGTGTAAGTAATATGCTTTAATGACGCGGAGACAGGTGCAAGCACGGTATCTGCCTTGAAAAGCAGGCTCTGATTCGCGTTAAGTTGAAATGAGTATGTAGTACCAAAAAGAGGATAAGAAGTTGATACTCCATTGCTGATAACACATGTTGCTCCGACAACATCAACCAAGCGGAATTTAGCAGCAACAACAACATCACCTGTCAGATCCAATGTCTCACCGAGCGAATTGGTAAGGCTTGTTAAATCGATAATACCTGTATGGCAAACAGTATCTGCCCATACATTGTCTACATCAAAACGGAGGCTGCCAGGTGTATAGTTTACAACCTCATCAAGCCCATTAATCTCAATGAAAGTGGAAGTCGTGGGAGTGACGAGGTTCTCTGTTACCGTCAACCGGCTAATAAGGCGGGCATTACGCACACTTGTTGTGGCGAGTAAAATTACTGCCAGCATTATAAATGCCAGCGGTATAAAAAATTTAATCTTTTTCATTTTCATTTTTGTTCTATAAAATGCAACATTCGCAATTTCTTTGTTATAATATAATTGGATTCGCTCATCTCCGTATCATGTTCCGAGTCTCCGAAAGTGCTGGTCAGACAGTTAAAATCATTCATGATTATCGAGTCGGGATCGCCGACAAGCCCCAGCACCTGATCAAGAATACTATTCACGACTGTCTCGTCGCCTTCGCTAATATCCTGCATGCTCACTATCTGCATGGCCATCGTGATATTATAAAGAACCTTGTCACCTGTACTATAGTTATTCGTTGCCTCGATATATAAATACACGTATTTCGTTTTCTTCCTGGGGATCCTGGTACCGACGGTTATCGTCTCACCTTCATAGATGATATGTCCGTCCAGTATGTTCTGGTAAGCTTTCAGTAGTTGTTGCGACGGATCCCTGTATGTCATAATGCTTGTTTAATAAGTTTCTCCAGTTGCTGGCATGCGGCTCTCCATGACGGATACATGTAAGGATGCGGTTTCGTGCCGGGATGCTGTACTTGCTTGCCATAGGTGGCATAACCCATCGAGGCGCTCTTCGCGCTTATATCCCATCCTGAAGGAGCACTGCGTTTTGGTCCAGCAAGGACTTTCTTGTTTCTGGCCCTTATGATATGCGGCCTGGTTCCTTCTTCGAATGCCTGGGAGTATCCGGCCCAGCTGATAACTTCCCCTGTCAGTCCTGATGCTATGATGCGTTTGCGGATGTTATTTATCAGATAACCGCTTTTCACTTTTGCACTACGGGTAAAGTTCCGGACCTTCATCTTGGCCATCTTCTCCATCTCAAGTGTGGCCCGGAGAACAGCATGCTTGAATTCACCGTCTTTACGTTTGGCAAACTGTCGCATCTGCTGCCGGAACTGGCGGTCATCTATTGTAAAAGTTATCATCCTGCGTTCCTCCCAATATCCAGGTTAACTTTATCATCGGTGATCATAAATGAGATGATCTGATAATTGTTGCCTCCATAAACCACGCGGCAGTCACCGTCTGCGTTTATCAGTCTCTTGCGCATCTCCACTTCGTATGCCTCTGCGTACTCCAGTTTGGCATATTCGAGTTTCTTAAATCCCTTAACTGGTAGCACCGAGGCCCAGCATGAATAAAGGTCGTCCCATGTGTTGGTCCATCCTCCGATGTCATTCTCCACCTTGGTGAGTTTCTGGATGGTAACTCGTTTATTATACTTCGTCGGCCTCATATTACTTTCGTCTTGTACTTGTTAAGAATCTTGTCAATGCTGCCGAGGATATTAAACTCATAGAAATCATCCCTGTTGTCATACCATTGTTTGACCTGCATCTTCATACATTCCAGAAGGTCTGCCGGTAGTTTTTCGGTATCTGCATGTCCATATCCTGCTTTGTAAGTAACCAGCAGATCATAATATCTGTCGCTGGTCATCTCCGATGCCTTAATCTCCACTTCATACAGGCCTCTCTTGTAATAACCGGAATTCAGTACCAGTTCGACTTTTGTTCCTTGGTAATCGACAGTTTCGACTTTGTCAACACTGATAATCGGTGATCGAGGCAGGAGGTATGGCTTGTCATCGTACCGGAACAGGGTCTCGAAGGTCTTTTCTGCAAATGCCAGACCTGTCCGCTTCTCAAAATGTGCACGGACGGACCTGATCATATTGGTTATGAGCAGATCCTCCTCAGCGTTATCATCTTCGAACTTGATAAAAGTTGAAAGCTCATCCTGGCTGAGAGGCTCCTGTGCTGCATCGGTCTTGATCCGTGTGTCCATTACTTCTTACCTGTTTTGAAACTTTTTGAATCAATATTTGCTGGTCTCGGAGGTGGTTCTTCTGTTTCACCCGGCCCGGGATACCAGTTTTTTGATCTGCGAGTAACCGTTATAGCCTTTGTCTGACCAACCTCTTTCTCCTCCTTAGTCACGTTCGGGACTTTGGATTCTTTCAGCATTCCGGCCTCTTTCAGGATCTCAACTTCCTGGGGGAGCACTTCGATGGTTCTCCCCGTTTTCAATACTACTTTCACTAATTTCATAATCTCGATTTTAAATAAGGAGAGCAGGATCTCTGCTCCCCTCGTTCATCATTTAACTTAATCTTTTAAACCAACCTTAACGGCCAGCTTAGAGATAATTGCGCATTTGTTCGCATCCAACCCTATGGCTCTGATCCTGAGATAACGCCAAAGCACGCCGGTAGTCACATCTTTAAGATTATATGACCGTAGAGCTGCCAATGTAGGTGAAGCCTGAATCTGTGTAGGCAATGAGCTGAAATCAGGGTGAAATAAAACACTGTCTATAGCGCAATAAGTCACACCGTCAATACTCGCATCAAGCCATACTATGACATGGTTGCCAAGTACCCTCGCGGGAGTCAGCACTGTATCATATTCGACAAAAAATTGATAATAATACAACCTGGGCTTCTGGATAGCGAATATCCATGTCTTTGCTGCTGCTGTTCCTGCTATCGAGTCTTTCAGTGTCGTAGCATCCCAGTCACCAACATGGCTATTACTAAAAGCAGTATAAAATGTCACGTTCGCCGGGAGCGTGTAAGTTGTCCCGGATGTCTGGGCCTGCAATCCCACAATAAGGAGAAGCCCGATAATAGTTACAAATAACTTTTTCATATTTTCCTCCTTTCTTTAATCGGTTTGTATTAATGCAATTCCTGCAGCGAATGTCCCCGTAACGAATGCGAAAGCATCAGCAGCGGTAACCTTCAATCCTGCCAGACGTATGCTTGCCAGCACCAGAACCAGATCGGCCAAAACATCATTCTCATTCTCATAATGGAACGATATGTTCATGGTACGTTTCACATAAGCCTTTGCTCTTGAAAAATCCCCGACAATAAATTGTCCGGCAGTAAGATCAAGACTGGTTGCAATCCTTGCACCCTGGAATGAGGAACCATCAGGAGCAAGCAGTGGATGATGTACATAACTCGCATTCAAGTTTTTCAGCAATCTCATGTTGACAGTATCACCCGGATTCAAAAGAATAACGTTAGGAATATACCCCTTCTTGTTGGTATCTGCGGTGTTACCGTTCATGCACTGAAGGATGGCTGCTGCCAGCACGTCACCTTCATTGGCCGCGGGCACTAAATTGAAATTAGCCGGCTTTGCAAAGGTCTTTGCATAATATGTGAGTCCTCTGGGATAAGTTGTCCCTGCTCCGGAGAGCAGTTGTCCTTCCCTGTACCTGGGTATGCCATTGCTCATCAGATCATTGACCTCACTGGTGATATACTCAAAATCTTCGAGAGCAGACTTTGAAACCTTAGTGAAATCTTTAATCATTATGATATCCAGGCTCTGCTTCGTCCATGTCTTTGCCGATCCTACAGTGGGAGCTGTCTGCTCTGCTATCATAGCGGCCGAATCAGTGCGGGTCGTTTCTTCCCACCAGCTTACCGAATCCCGGCCCTGGCCAATAACACCCTTGTTGATGTTATCCCAGATTGGATTGGCTCGCCAGGGAGCTGCGGAGACACCCGGTTCAACCTGTGTCTCAATCGTGCCAGCATTGATATCATCAGTATCAATAAGAGCAGCAACTTTCGGCATATCCACTTCAAAGTGTCCTATCTCACCACGCCCGGAATAAGCCTTCACCTTGTCCTGGAAATCTTTGCTTTTGACCTTTTCCAGCACTTGTGCGCTCGCGCTTTTGCCCTTCCCGGCCTGGTGTTCCCCGAGCTGCTTGAGTTGGGTAGAAATCTCGTCAAGCTGTTCCTGCTGCTTGGATATTTCTTCAGGGACGATCGTCTTACCGTCCTTATCCACGAGCTTA